TCTATTTCTTTATCTAAATCTTTGTTGTCCATAGTCTAATATTTATAAAATATATGAAAGCGTTTATCAATAATCAACTTATCCCCTTAGAAATTAAGAGTAGCCCTAATAGTAAATCTATAGGGATGATGGGTCGTAAAGAATTAAATGGTGGGATGTTATTTCCTTTTGATTCTATAGGTGAAAGGTCGTTCTGGATGAAAAATTGTTTAATTCCTTTAGATATAGTTTTCATAGCTGGAAATAAGATTACTAATATCTCACATAATTGTCCACCCTGTAAAGAAAATTATTGTAAAAGTTATATAGGAATTGGTGATAAGGTTCTGGAGTTGCCCGGAGGATATTGTTCCTTAAACAAGATAAGTCGTGGAGATTCTGTTTACTTTGAGTGATTACTAAAATAGTGATAGAGAACTAATATTGATAGTACCCCTAAAAATGTACTTTGTCCCAAACTATTTAATGTTTTACTTATATTTCCAACCACATCCCAACCTAATATAGGTTCTCCCATAATTAACTGTAAAATCACACCTAAACAAAATATTACAAATACCAAATTAGTGAGTTGTACTACAAATTCTTTTAATTTGTTAAAAATATTAAACATTATCTTCTGAATTCTTTTAATTTATTTTTTATAGATTCTTTAAGTGATGTAGATTCCTCTTTATTAACTTTCTCACTTAACTTTTCTAAAATTCTTTTGGCTATTCTTTTAAGAAAATCACCACCTAGTTTTCCAAGATAATTAATTCCTGAAATGTTTGTTATACAAGGGTGACCACCACTGTTTGCTTTAATAATATCATAAGCGTTTACAGAAACATAGTCTAATACTTTTTTTTGTTTATATGATAAATCAGAATATGGTCGATTGGCAATATCAGTAATTAAATCATTAAAACTAGATTTTTTATCAGGATTTATCCCTTTAATATTATCTTTATATAATGCGATTAAATCCTTAAATCTAAACCCAAAAAAATCTTTTTCTGATTTTACGTCTCCAAAATCTTCATCACTTTGTTTAATCAATTTTTGTAGAGTAGATGTTACACTTCTTTCACTAATTCTTTTAATCTGTGATAAGGGTATATCTATAGATTCTAATTCAGATTTAAACTCATCTAGTACCTCACTTGCCATGTCACCTAAATTAACATTTTCATCAAATTTTGATTTAAATGGATTACAACTGGTTTGAATTAATCCCATAGGCCAAATCATTAGAAAATACTCCACATCAGGATACATTTCTAATGAAGAATATCTATCGTAAGAACCAGGTTTAAAAGCTGAAGGTATACCATATTGTACAAGTATCTTACCTTTTTGTTGTACTTTATCAAAGTTTTTTAGTCTTTCTCTATAATCTTCTGAATTAGTTTGGAGAGTTTCTACCCCTGGAAAACCCATCTGATTGGCTAATTCTTTCCCTTTCATAAACATACTAACAATGCTCGGATTGGAGAACATTGCTAATTTTTCTAGGAAACCAGGCTTATTTTTATAAGCTAAAATCAATTTATTAAGTGCAAATCCAGCAGCTTGTCTATTTTTTTCAATATCTTTTTCTTTATCTAACTTAAATACAAAGTTAATCACTTCTTCTGGTTTAATACCCTTTCGGTAAAAATCTGCAGAATCTACTGTTCTAAAAAGGTCTATATCACCAGTAGGGAATATATCTGTAGGTGAAATTATCCCTGAAATTGTTTCAACATTAGAACGAGCTGGTTTAAATTGTGTAGCAGCGTCTTCTACACCTGTTTGGGTATCGTGATGGTCCGTGTGTATTTTAAATTCAGGTTTACCATGAGCGAAATCTACTAAAACCGGCATAACATCTTTATTAGCATCTGGTTTAACTAATGCAAATTCTTTATCTCCGTATTGGATGGTTTTAAACCCTATAGTTTCTATCCCGTACTTATTAAGGTATTCTCTCATCGCTATCGCTGATACCACCCCGTCTAAATCTAAATGAAAATATATCTGAGCTTTAGGATATCTTTCCGCTAGTTTTTTAATGTCCTGAATACCACTTTCTGTAATTAAAGACTCAGAAATGTTATTAAATTGTTTTTTTGTGATTAATACTGATTTCATATTATATAAATATTAACATACCCCATCTTTACAAAAAGTTATTGCTGCTTGGTCTTTTCTTTTTTGGTGACCCCATTCTAATTTATTTTGTATAAAGTCTTTAGCTTTTTTATACTCCCCTTGTTCTATTTTTTCTATAGTTTTAGTTTTTATAAAAGCTTGGCATCCCATGTTGTAAACTATATCACTCATCACATAATACATACCTGATGTTATTTTTCTATTATTAAAACTAAATTTGTCACCTGGTTTAGCTCTGCCTTGCCATCTTTTTATACAATCTGCAGCTTCTTGAATATCTGGTTGGGAAATTTGTTCTGCTACTTTTTTAGTGATGGTATTACCTGGATAAGCGTACTTAGGGTCTGTAGTACCATAACCTATAGTTAGGGTTCCGTTTGCGTTACTTGTAGAACCTGTAAACACTCTTGGGGGGAAATAATAGTCATCATACGTAAAGGGTACAAAATCTTCCCATTGTCTAACATAATCAAAAATAGGTTGTCCTGCACTTCTAGTTCTCCAATCTACAAATTTGGATTTAAAAGATTTTTGTTCTAATAATCTTTTAAATTGGGACTCTTTAATGATTATACGCATAAGATATTTTATTTATAAATACTTAATGACTTCTTCTACCGTCAAAAACACATATAAATATTAAATCTTTTTTATTACTATGATTCCAAACTTTATGAAAAGCACCATCAGGAATAGAAAATATATCACCTTTTTTAACTTCGTGTTCCATAACACCTATTTGCATGGTACCCTTCCCACTTATAAAGTGATAAACTTCTTCTTGTCCTTCGTGTGCGTGACCGGTAGTTTCTTTTTTGGGGTGTAAAATAGTTTTAGACACTACTAAGTTTTCTAAATCTGTATTATCTATAACTGTATAGGTGGTATTTTCTTTAATTAAATTACTATTTTTTTTATCTAACTTTATCTTCATAATTAATTTCTATTATAGTCATCTTCAATTCTAACTATATCGTCTTCACCAAAGTATGACCCGTGTTGGACTTCTATGAAGATTAAATCTTCTTGTCCTTTATTCTCTACTCTATGTTTAGTTCCTTGGGGTATTAGTATTGTTTCCCCATAATTGAACAATTGTAACTCATCATCTAACAACATATAAGCTTCACCTTGGACAATTGTCCACACTTCACTTCTTTGATGGTGGTATTGGTAACTTAACCGACCACCCGGCTTTACGGTTATTCTTTTTACTTTACAATAATCACCATCGACTAGTATTTCAAATTTACCCCACGGTCTTTCTTCTATGTAATTCATTAGATGTCTAGTATTAATTTATCAAATTCTTCTTCAGATAATCCTTGTATAATCATATACATTTTAAAATCTAAATCGAAAGTTCTACCATATAACATAAACTTTTTAGTGTATGTTTCGTGATGCTTTTTAAATTCTTTAAGTGTCATAACATTAACCGTATTGGTTTAATATTTTATAAGTCTCTCCCCAATCCTTAACATTATGAATAGTATGTTCATCAATTAAAGGAAATAATCTTTCAACAATGGGGTAGTCGTTACCTCCTGGTTCACATTTATCCCCAAAAAAAACTATTTCACCATCAATTTCATCTAGTACTTGAGCTTTATTCTTTCCTTTAGAATGAATATCTATCGATATCTGACCCCCCACACTGGCTTCTATATGAGGAAATTTTTCTTCAATGATTTGACAGAATGTTTCTCTTTCTTTTACTTTTAAATCCCATTTATGGTATCTATCTCTCACTTCTTGTGGGCAATCTCTACCTACAACACTAAAATTTATAAGTCCTATACGTTTTTCAATATGGGTCGTAAATCTTTCCATCCACTGAGACCACATTAAAAATTCATTTAATAATTTTTCCAAATCAACGGATAAAGGAAAATCTAATTGTCTTATCAACTCTCCATTCTCATAAACTGCATTACCACATGATTGGTATACACGTGTACATTTATTCCAAATTTTTTCTCCAACCTGTTCAATTGTCTTATCTTTATCGGAGCCTGTAACCAAATAGACGTTTTTTCCATCCATCCATTCAAGGAAGAATTTTTCAAAATCTTTATCGATTGGTAACCTACTCGGGGTTAGGGTTCCGTCTACGTCAAATAAATAATTCATAAACAACTAAAATATCTTTCTCCTCTATCACAGAGAATTGTTATTGCCTCTTTTTCATTGTTATCTCTTAACCATTGGAATGCTGCTTTGACGTTTGCCCCTGCACTAATACCAACAAATAGACCGTATTTAAGAGCTAAATGTTTTGCCATTTCTTTAGCACAGTCTGTCTTAACTGTTTTAATTTCATCTACAAAATCCAAATCTACTAAAAATTTGCTTCCGTCTCCTATTCCTTGGATGCCATGTAGACCTTCATCACCCCCTGACATAACAGCGGATTCTGCAGGTTCAATAGCTACTACTTTTAGTTTATTCCAATATTCTTTTAATCGTTTTCCACAACCCATTAAAGTTCCTCCCGTCCCTGTACCAGCTATAAAAACCGCAGGACTATCTATTCGTCGGTAACTACCTCTAGTTTTAGGTAATGACCATTCTTCATAAATTTCAGGAGCTGTATTTTCATAATGTGCTTGGATGTTCAAAGGATTATTAAATTGGTTACAGTTAAACCATCCATGGGTATGACATAGGACATCTCTTCTTAGGATAGCTCCATCAAAGTCCCCTTCATCCACTTCTCTTAAATTTGCCCCATAGAATTGAAGCATTTGTTTACGTTCTTCTGACATGTTTCTGGGCATAAAAATTTCTATTTTATAACCTCTTTCTGCCGCTAACATCGCAAACGCGATTCCTGAATTACCTGATGTCGCTTCACAAATAGTATCACCTTTTTTAAGTATACCTCTTTTTTCTGCATCGTTTAAAATAAAGGTAGCCATTCTATCCTTTACTGAACCACCTGGATTCATAAATTCACATTTTCCCCAAACAGTTAATTCACCTATTTTAATAGGTATAAGAGGTGTATTACCAACGTAATCAGATAATCTTGTTTTCATTAATCTTCGATTTCCACAGAAAATGTATCTCCTTGTACGATTTGTTCTATAATATTTATCCCATCTACAATTTTTCCAAAACATGTATGTTGGTTGTCTAGATGTTGTGTTCCAGGTCTATTGTGACAAATAAAAAATTGTGACCCTCCAGTATTTCTACCAGCGTGTGCCATGGATAAAACACCTTTGTCGTGATACTGATTACCACCATTTAACTCACAATCTATTTTATACCCAGGTCCACCATCACCCCTACCATTAGGACATCCTCCTTGAGCGACAAATCCTGGAATTACTCTATGGAATTTTAATCCATTATAAAAACCATCTTTTGCTAATTTAACAAAATTATCTACTGTATTAGGTGCGTCTTTTTCATAAAACTCTACCACCATAGTCCCTTTATCTGTATTAATTTTACCTTTCATGTTAATTTGTTTTTATATAAAGTTTATTATTTCTAATATACATAACCCCTACTGGTACTTCTCTTAATTCTTTACCCATTAAATCATATATTTTATTTTCATTAATTTTTTCAATTGCAAGTTCTTCTATGTTTGTTGGTAACATATTGAGTAATACCCATGAAAAAGAGTTTTGGTCAAATACTAACCAATCTTCTACACTACATACTTCTACTGAACCGTTCTCGTAAATGTATACATCATACGCTACTTTAATTGTATCTGAAGTTGTAATTTGTGGAAAATACTCATACATACCTTGTCCTGCATAACACATGCCAGCTGTTGCAAATCCAGTACATACTCCCCAATATACTGTCATAGAGTCAGGATTATGTACTATATTTGATGTATCAAGTCCTATATTAAATCCTTGACTTTGGTCTATCCAATATGTTATTGAATCGCAGCAAAAATAAGGTTGTTGCGGTTGTTGTGCTTGTATTGTGTTTAGTCCAAGCGCGACTAATACTGCTAATAATAATGTTCTCATTGTTTTACCTTTTTTAAATTATTTATTTCTCTTTTTATATACCATTCTGCTTTTTCTAAATCTTCAATGGTATTATTTTTTTTACCTGCTCTTGAAATGTATTTTATAGTATTACCTAAATTAAATCCAAGATTCCACTCTTCAATTACCTTAATAGCTTCATATGGATTTTCTTCACCCCCATAATGATTAGGGTGTTCTACCATTTCGTTTTCTCTATTTTTTTTTCTGTTATATTCTATAATATCCTCTTGGGTTGGAATTTGGTCTTTGTACCCTCTATTTCTATTATATTGTTCTCTTAACCAGTAATCAGAATCCCAATCATTTTTATTCCTTTTTGTTTTGGGTGTAAGTGCTGGTCCTATATTTTGTGGGTTATCACTATGTAAATCTTTATACTTTCTTAAAATTTTTCTTCTCATTTTTTAACAAATTAATAATTTTTATTCTAATTCGTGTGGGGAACACTCACATAATTTTTTATTAGCTACTAATGATGAAGCTTTTAATAAACTTTCAAAGGTTCCTGCATCAGACCACCAAGATTGTAACACCTGACAAGTCATTAACCCATCTCTAACATAAAAATTATTAACATCAGTAATTTCTAATTCTCCTCGTTCAGAAGGGGCAAGATTTTTAATATAACTAAAAACTCTGTTATCATACATATAAAGACCAGTTACCGCAAAATTAGATTTAGGTTTTTTTGGTTTTTCTTCTATAGATAACACTTTACACTCTTCCCCTTTTTTAAGTTCAGCGACACCAAATCTTTCTGGGTCATGTACAGATTTTAAAAATATCTTTGCACCCCCTTCGAAACCATCTATTGTTAAGTTTTCATTAAAGATATTATCACCTAAACACACCACTACATTAGATGCCCCTACGAATCTTTCAGCGAGACTTAAAGCATGTGCAATTCCACCCGCCTCGTCTTGTATTTCATAGGATAATTTAAGACCCATTTCTCTACCACTACCTAATAAATTTAATATATCACCACAATGTTCTCTTCCAGACACAATTAATATATCTTTACAACCCATTTTTTTAAGGGTTTCCAAGGGGTAATATATCATAGGTTTATCGTAGACTGGTAATAGGTGTTTATTAGTAACCTTTGTTAAAGGATATAATCTACTACCCGTACCCCCAGCTAAAATAACACCTTTAGTCCTTTTTTTCATCCCTTATTTCTTTTGCTGTTTTAAACGTCACTTCTTCTGCCCCATCCTCTTCTAATAATTTAATATTATCATAAACCATTTTTTGTAGTTTTTCTAAATCTGTGACTTCAACATCACAAACACTTAAAATTTCTACAGAGGTATCTAACTCTCCTGGTAATACTAACGTATTATACCCAAAATCCGTCTGAATTTTTTTTGTAAAAGCTTGTAATTCCTCTACAGGAGGAATTCTCATTATTTTAATAACCAAAATTGGTTCGTATTTTTCCAACAGTAGTTGGTTTGCTGCTAATTTTGTTGCTGAATTATCTTTTGCCATAATAAATTTTTATTTTAAAAATAATAAGGTGTTTTTAGATTGTCAATCTAAATCGTAATTAGTTTAGGCAAATTGGTGGGTATCCGTCTTTCACATGTACAAAAATACCCTTTATCTCGGGGGGTAACTCAAATCCTGAGTTTTGGGGAAGGGATGTTATTAATTCTTGTACTACACCAAACATCTGAGTAGTTGATAGTGTGGGTTCCCCCTTTTCTTCAAAATTTTGGGTTGCAACCTCTTCGAGTCTTTTAAAATATAATTCTTTATCTATATCTAGCGTCCCAAACATATCTTTAAATGCTTGTTCATCGTTTTTAAAAAACTCTTTAAGATTATTCACATATATTAATACATCTACATTCATATAACAAATATACAAAAAATTATCTAATAATAATCAAATCTTCGGAATCATCTTTTTCTTGTAATCTAGGACCAACCTTAACGTTAGGTGAATCTTTTAAATTAATAACTTCTAACTGTTCCAGGTCTGCTAATGAGTCTGGAAGTGATTTTAATTCAGGATTTTTAGCTAAAGATAAAAATTTAAGATTCTTAAGATTACCAATACTTTCAGGAATCTCATTTAGTAATCCTTCTATGTGTAATATTTTTAAATTAGGAAATTTAGTGAATCTTTCTGGTAAAGGTCTTGATGGTAATTTTTCCTGGTTTCCATATCCACCCCCATGTTCAAAATCAAACCTTTCTAGGTCTTGGGGTAAACTTTCCATAAATTCATCAAAACCGTAAATCCCAATATATTTTGACACAGAATCACTAGGATATCTTACTTGTACTCTTTTACCTTGTTTTTGGTCTTTACTTAAAAATCTTTTAAACATTTCTTTAAAGAATTCTTTAAGTTCTGGTCTCTCATTTAAGAATGTAGGTAAATTTACTTGTCTATCCTCTTTATCCATATACTGATTAGATTCAAAATGGAACTGGTATTTGTCACTAGGGTCTTTCTTACTAACCATAATATACAAAGGTCCTTGTTTAGAATAATGGTCATAGTAATTAGAAGTACTACCAGCTGTACACCATCTAGTACCTGAACCATAATGACATGAAGCTTCTTTAGATTTAGGAATTAAAACCTCCCAATTAGTCCCATCATAAACTAATTCCGCATCCTTTAAAACTCTTTCGGCTTTAGTAGTAGTCGCTTGTTCTAATGAAAAACCTTTTGTTAAATCATATAATTCATCTGGACTAGATATTTTATTAATGTCTCTTTTATCCTTTGATACTCTAGACTTAAATCTATGAAATTTTTGTAGGTCTTCGGTTACTTTATACAAGTCTTCTTGGAATGTATCTTTAAGTTGTGCTAACTTACCATCCCAATCTGGACTACCGTAGGCATAGTGTTTGTCTGCCTCTTGTTGTAGTGACATATATTGTTTAATTAACCATTGTGCATATGCCCCTACCTTTTTTACTTCCGACTCATCGTCTTCACCATCACTATCAACCCTAGTAGTAGGGTCTGCTTTAACTAACATATAAAACTCGTCTTTAGACATTAAAGGTTTTTTACCCTTCTTTTTAGGTTGGGTAAATTTCTTTAGTAGAACCTCTTCTCTAGATTGTTCTAAAATGATGTTAGTTAATATGTCAGTAAACTGTAGTGCCATTTCTTTTGTTTATAAATATTCTAAAGATAAAATAAAACCCCGACTAATCGGGGTTAAAGTTAAACCAAACTATATCTTCTAATTAATTTTTTATCTACTAGTTGATTTTTTCCTTCTTTTTTAAGGATATTATAAACTTTTTGAGCTGCTAATTTTATATCAGTCATCCCACCCTCAATCTTACTTTTTCTTTTATAAATCATCACCTCACTGTTTCCTGGGGTTTTAACTAGTTTACCGCCAATTCTTTTTGATGTCTCTTTTGTAATTTTTTGTCTTACTTCATAGTTCACCATTTTACAGATATGATGACCTCTTTTTTCCATTGTTGTGCTTGCACCCATTTTTTACTATTTTTTTTAAGATTAATAATTTGTTATCCAGTTAAGTTGGTTCTTTCGAAACCTGTTTTGGTGTAGTTTGTAATATCCTCTCACATTACTCTCTTTTCCAAATAATTTAATATCTTCAAAAGACATTTTCATTTCTTTAAACAATATTGTTTGCCTACTGTTTAAAATAAGATATATGTTATTTGTAATCCATCTTTTGAATTCTTTTATATCTATATTGTCTTGTGTTTCCATACTACAAAGATAAGAAATTTATATTAGTTTACCAAATTTTCTAGTTCTTGTTTTACTTTTTCGTACCCAATTTTTTTGTGGTCAATATACCCATTGACATCAAAAATATATTTTCTACATCTATTATTGGTTAAGCATTTTATTTGGTACACTTTCTCCTTATCTCTTGTCATGTACACTTCCACAACACTATTACTTAGATGTTGTGTGTGTATTAATTTATCTTTTTTCATTCTTTATATTTTTTATCTCCCTACCTCCCCAATATAATTTTCTTTAGTTGACTGCCAAGACATGTCTATTACATCCCAATAAAATAACTGTTCTTTCTTGATTCGTTGTTGGGTGGTAAGATTTTTATACCTACGAATCGCTTTTGGTTTCCACCATCGACAAGTATATTCTACGTCATCTATAAATTTTTGTTTCATTTTTAAGTTACTTTCTTCCACTTCTCCTCTTAGAAACTCATTTCCATTATCATACATCATAGCTAAATAAACACCTCTTTTAAATCCATGGTCATAAGTGGAAGCTTTTATACCACAATGTTTAAAAACTTTATTAAGTATATTTTGTTTAGGTCCTGTAGCGTTTATTGCTTTATGATGTTCTTCAGGGTGATTCTTTTTTAACCAAGTATTCCAAGGTAAATAAACTTTATCATCTGGTTTTAATCTTACTTGTCCAGTAGTCTCACCCATGGTCTTAAAATGTGGCATTCCATTATACATAGAATTTATCCCATATAATGAAGTAGTACCTACAGCGATTAACTTATCACCATATTTTTCTTCCCAAGCATCCCTAATTGTTTTACAAGTAGTTAATGCCGCTACTAACTTACCCATTAACATATTATAACCACCTGGTTGTGTGGAACAGATAGTAGTAGCTATCGCTGTATTATTTAATTTGTGTTGGTCGAATTTATTGGTTTTATCCCAACCTATATAAGCGTCTCTGGCTTTAATACTTGTTACATCAGAACCCAAACAGATTAAACCAAGAACTTTTTGGGTTTTTCTATCCCTAACCCAGAATTTCATATTTCTACCCGGATTTGCAACCCATTCCATTGTATGAATAAGTTTACGATAGTTTACCCACTCCGTAACTCCTTTACCCTGTGTAGCTATTTCCACATAGGGTTCTAGGTCTTCTATTTCCTGTATAGTTTCTTCTACATTATAAATATCCGTGGGCTTCCATAGATTTTTTTGGTAGGATAGGAGTTTCTTTTTTATTTTACTCATTTTCCCACCTTTATTCATTTCTTGCCATTTTTTATAAAGAGTTTGTTCTTGGACTGTCATCTCTTTAAGCATATCAAGATTATCGATGAGTTTTTGTTTCATCTCCTCAAAGTTAAATTCTTCTTCCGTGTTAAATAAGTTTAATTGTTCATTCATATTTTAGGGTCTTTATATTTTAATATAAGATATTTTATAAAGAAATACAACGCACTAGAAACACACATCACCACCCACATAATACCTAATATTTGTCCTACTAATTCTGCCATTTTATACTCTTTTTGATGTCCCTATTACTTGGTAGTAGTCTTTTTTACCTTCAAAATAGTCTTGTGTTAGAGTCAACATACTTTTAAACATAAATGCCCCACTAGTTTGTTTTTCACACTTAGAAAACAATTCTACCAGAGTACCTATAAGTTCTATAGATAGAGAGCCGGTATTATTTAAACCAGAATATTTTTCTATTAAATCTAGAGAATACGTTAATTCATAAGTATCTCTCTCTTTTTTGGTTTCAAATGGATTAACGTTATCGTAGATTTGAATTAGGTCTTTAACTAAATCCAGTGTTTCTAAGGGGTGTACTTCACCTTTAACAATTAGGTCTACAATCCAATGAGTATGTGAAGGAGTTCTTAATCTCTTATCAGGTTCTTTATATTTTACTATAAAATCCAGGTCAGGGTTTTCACCTCTAAACCCCTGGAAAATAGCTACTATTGTCCCGTCTCTCATGATGAATTGGTTACTAGATTCTACTCTAGGGCCATTTTTTATTTTATATTGTAATTTTTCCATATTATTTATTTTATTCTAAAGGATAATCAGTTTCGTTAGGACAAGGTGAGTGTCTTAATTCATACACCCAACCACTATCAGAGTTTTCATTAAAGACTTTTATCATTTTTTTTGCCTTTTTTTCACTTTTAAGTTCTAGTATCTGACTTAATCCATCTGTCATTAAGATATGAACGGTTTTCCCAGTCTTATCTTTCATTTTTTTTATAATATTATATCCCATTTTATTTTTTTTAATTACACTACAATTATACGAAAAAAAAATTAAATAGCCAGTTTATATTGTATTTTTTTTTACTATATTTTTAACATGGGATGTAAAAATTGTAAAAACAAAAAAAGTGTTATGAATAATACTAGTGATAATAGTAAAATAATTTTTGTTACTCTGGGGGTGATTTTTATTCTAATCCCATGGGTTATGGGACTAGAAAAATTATTTTATATGGTGAAGGATTTTATTCTTTCACTTTTTTAAAATTACCCTCTTGTTGTAATTTATGTAAAACTTCAATCTGTTCCTCGGTTATATTTTTAGGGTTTACAATTTTTAACTTAACTAATAGGTTACCAGGCCACTCACCCATTTCTTTCATTCCTTTACCTCTTAACTGATAAACCTTATCTGAATCTCCTAATGAGGGAATATCTATTTTTACTGACCCATCAAAATGGGGTATAATAATTTCAGTACCTAATAACATGTCTAGTGGACTAATATTAGCTGTATAAATTATATCTTTACCCTCTAATTCAAACGTTTGGTTGTGACTTAACCTTATCTCTACAAAAAGGTTTCCTTGATTACCTTGGGGTGATTCGTCCCCATATCCAGGATAACTCATTCTTTGTCCTGGTTTAATATCTGGTGGTAGTTTAAATTTAAAAATTTGTTCCTCCGCTCTAAGTCCATGACCTACACAAGTCCCACATAAATTTTTAGGAGTTTTACCTTTACCATTACAAGAAGGACAGGTTACGGATTGTATATTTCTAAAAAAATTATTCCCTGTCATCATTTGTATCCTACCTTGTCCATTACATTTACCACACAAATTCCATTCTCCTCCAGTACCATTACAACTAAAACATCTTTTTTTTCTACTGTATTTTATCTTTTTTTCTTTGGAGAAATATATGTCTTCTAAGGTTACATGTATTTTTAGATTTAAATCTTTACCGTGTCTAGGAGTAGGTCTTTGTTGTTGTTGTGTTTGATTAAAAAAACTATTAAAGATATCATCCATACCTGGGCCACCCCCACCAAATTGATTAAAAGGATTAGTTTTTTTATCATCATATTCTCTACGTTTTGATTCGTTTCCCAGAGTATCATAAGCTTCAGATATTTCTTTGAACTTATTTTCATTCCCACCCATATCAGGGTGATGGGTTTTAGAAAGTTTACGATAAGTTTTTTTTATTTCTTCTTGACTTGCGGTAGTGTTAATACCTAATATTTTGTAATAATCTTTCATATGGTAAAAAAATATAAAATAGTTTTAATTCAGCATAATAATGTTAAAAAAGTTCTGGCTACGTCTAACGTAAAAAGAAACATTTATTCTAAGTTTAATAAATTTCTCAAAGAAAAAAAGCCTATATTCCCTGTTAATTACACAAAAAGAAAAAAGACCTCTTTCGAGTTAGGTGTGATAAGTACCGTAGAGAGTAAATCAAAAATTTATAAAAAAGATGAATTAGGTAGAAATGTTGAGGTTGTTTTAAACTATTCTCCTTATTTTTTGCACGAATTCAGTGACTATTGGATGGAAGAAAAAATTTATGACCATCAAACTAAAAAACGTATTTTTTTTAAATCTTTTATTGCCACTTACACTAAAAGTAAAAACATAAAACATATTTTCACACTTAACAATAAATTAGTAGTACAAGAAAACGATAAATATTTTTTATTTTCTCTTAAAACTACTGATGATAGTCATAGATTTTTAGATTGTATTAAAAAACATTTATATCAATATGGAAGAAGTGATTGTTTATTAGTTCCTGACACAAGCACCGTTCAACGTAAAGAACTCTATAAAGTATTGGTGGGTAAGGGGTTCGATAAAAAAATGTTATATAAACATTTTACCTATTAACTCTTAATAATGGTAAATTTAATATTATCTATATAAACTATATATCTAGAATCTAAGTCAGAAGAGATTACCTTTGTGATGTTAGTGACCTCTTTAACAGAATTATAATAAACCCCTTCACCTAACTCTAACTCTATACTTATATTTTTTATATTATTAGATATAAAATTAAAGGATTGAGATATAGATGCTAGTTGTGAAAGAAACTCTTCATTTTGTCTTTTATCTTCTGCCATTTACTTATTTTTTTAGGTGTTTTAATTTGGTCCAATAATTCTTCTCGTGAAAATTTTTGAATTTCTTTTATAAATTGTTTTTTGTGAGAGACTAGTTCTCTTTTATCTTTCCCTATCTCTCGTTCAAACCACCTCTCTAAGTCACCTTTTTTACTCATCTAACTTTAAATTAGTTTTATCGGTTGATTCAATCGGTTCTTTATCTGTATCGGAAAAATCAAAAGCTAATGAACGTAATGAAGATACTTCGTTTTCTTCAAATATTTTTTGTAGCTCTAACATTTTAGTATCTAATAAATCTCTTTTTTCTTCATTTTCTTTATTCCATTTAACCATAGCTTGTACTGTTTTTTCTACCATCATAATCCCATTTTCATTTTTTTCACCATAAAAGGTAATCAACTGGAATTGTTCATTACTATCATTTACTTTAGTTTGTACTTCACTACCTAGAGACTGTATGAGTTTTACTACCTCCCAGTGAGAGGGTAGTTTTAAGTCTAACATAAAAGTACCTTCATGAGTCCTAATACTATGAAAAAACTCACCATATTTAGATATTTCTTGTGATAACCCCATATTTTATGATATTAAAAATGTTAACCAATACGACATACTTACACCCAGTAATAATTTTTCATAATTATTTAGGGTGAATGGTCTAATGTTAGCCGCAAAAATAGCAACCGACACTTTATAAGTGTAGTGTACCATAGTTAGTGAACAAAATATAAAAATTAAATTATATACCCATCCTTCCATTTTATTAGTCTTTAGATTTTTCTAATATATCTTTTCTTAAATCTTGCATTAAAGATTTTAAAGCCTGTGCTGTTTTTCTAGCTCTTACTCCTGCACTTTTATTTTTGTTAGTGTAGAATTTATTTGTATCCATTTTTAAAGAGTCTACAGCTTCTGAAATTTTTTCAAGTATTTCCATTTTTTTCTAATTTAGTTGTGTTTATGTACGATTCAAATGTGGTGTATACATTTGATATATCGTTTATTTTTATAATTATTTTTTCTGTTTTTTTTATTTTCTTTTCTATATCCATAGTGTTATCATTCAATAACATTTCTAATTCTGATTCTAATTTTTGTTTAGTGAGAATCGCATTATTTTTGAATATTTCAATGTATCTATTAATCATACCTTTACTAGTTTTTATTAATTATAGATAAACTATGGTTGAGAGTCAACTATAAGTGATTTATCTAATATTTTATATATGTCTGCTAATACGTCTAATTCATTTTTTGTTTTTTTTATAAACAACTTAAATAACCTATTTAGGTACACATCCATTTTTTCTATACTTTCTTTATCACTATCTTTATAAAAAGACTCACTAAAAAAATTCCAAAAATATTCATAGTGTTCACCTTTCATTTTAAAATGGATATTTTCCTGATAAAAATTATCAATATTTTTTTCCCAACACCATGTAAAATGACCTTTTTTATCTTCTAAGGTAATAATAGTATCTTCACCTAAAAAAGTGTCTTGTATAAGTAAATAAAGGGAACATATAAAATCAAAAAATAAACCAGATTTTTCTGCACTAATATTATGTGCTCTTAACCATAGGTCCATTTCTTCCATTGTTACTTGTTCAGTAACATATTTTAAAAATTGATTTGGTGTAAATTTTTTCCTTCCCATATTAAAAATATATTAATGGAGAAGAATTCGTAAAGGAAATTACAAGTTTATCATTGTGTTTTTTCAGTATAGGACCATAGTTTTTTCATATTGTCCACATCTTTTTTCACATCTTCTTTAACCTGGGTGACTTTTTGTACATCCGGGGTATACCCTCTAAGATTAGTCATACTGGATTTTTGTTTTGCAATTGCAGCTTTTTTACGTTTCATAGTTTTTTGTAATCGGTCTCCTAACTTATTTGGTACCACATTACCCAAGGCTTTACCATCTTTATCTACTTGAGCGTTACCAGTTTCCATAGCTCCACCTAAGTAGTCACTAATCCTATCTAGACTTTCAACACCATTAGCATCTTGTAGTCCCATACCCCTAAAGTCATCAATAAAGTCTTCTTCTTCAGGTGTGTTTCTATACATTGGTGATTTATAATCTGTTTTAGAATTATTTTGGTGTGGGAACTCCGGATGACTATTATTTTCAATATCTAAATAGTCTTTCATTTTTTTATTTACCGATTTTACAAAGTCGGCACCTTCTTTCCCAGCCTCTTTATGAGCAGTATCAAAAGTTTTAACTGCTGTATTACTTTTAAATCCAGAAACATCCTTAAACCCTGTCTGTGTCTTTAGGGGTTTTTCTGTATATTGTTCTTTAAGTTTGTTTACTAATCTATTTTTTAGTTTTTCTTTAACATTTTCGTTAAATTGTAAGGGCCCTCCTGATTCGTAGTTATATCCACTTCCTTCACCTACATTAGGGAAAGGTCCTTGAGAACTAAAATTATATGGGTCTTTTTCCCCTTCTATATGTCGTTTGGAGTACGATAAGTCGGTTTCTCCAAGTTCTTCATCTACTATTTTTTCTACTTTGTTCTTTATTACGTTTTTAGCTACCTCTTCTTTAACCACTTTTTTCATTATGGATTCAACTTCACTTTCATTCCATTGCATTGGTGCAACAAACGCACCAGAACTCCCACTTCCTGTAGCTTCCTCTACTTCTTCTTCTTTATTGTCAGAATTTTCTTTTTGTTTTGCAGCGTCTATTAGTTTTTTATATTTCTTGTTAACGGCATCTATCATTCTTTTAACCGCTGACTTAGGGTGACCGTTAACTTCTGTTTTTATTTTTTTTATCTCTTTTTGTCTTTCAACTTCTAAATCTATAGCTGTTTTATCATTTTTGTTTTCTTGTTCACCAAGAACTTTATGCCACCCACTTTTAAATCCAGCTTTTTCACTTTTTTGGGCAATTCTGTGTGGATGTTGACCTTTGGAGTCTGCATAGTTCATTATTTTACCTTCGTTACTAATGACTGCACCTTGGTTATCTTGTGTTTTTGCATGGTTTTGAGTGCCCACTCTCTCAACAGCTTTTCTTAAAACATCTTCTAATTGAGGGTTTTTACTTAATATATCTGACATAATTAATTCTTTTTATATAAATATCTATTCATACTTATTTGTCACACCTTTTGGGTTCATTGTAAAAATTTTTCCTATAGGTGTGTTCATTTTAGCGGTACCCACTAAAGATGTTATTGGAGATTTATAAAGTGACCTCCTTATTATTTCTTCAATTTCTTTTTTTATAAGTTCTCTTATATGTTCTTTTTTCTTTCCAGTTTTTTTAGAAACCTTATCAACCGCTTCTTTCATTATTTTTTTCTCTAATACTGAAGAAGTTAATTCTAAAGCGTTAATATCACCTTGATTACAATAAGGGAAGGTAGAGCATTTTTTCTTTACTTTTACAAATTGACCTCCTGGCCATTGTGTTTTAGATGCTCCTCTCCAATTTTTTTTATTTTTTGCGTACCCTAAAGGTCCAACATATGCACCTGCTGATGCAGAAGTAGTAGCTTCACCCATTTCTTGTTCTACATCATTTGTATCACCAATTTCACCCATTTTTTGAGAGTCTGGTTTACAGATTTCGTCTTCACTACAATAATACATCCCTTTAGGACATTTATTTTTTCCTTCTATATCATGACCAGCATTTAGGAGTTGGTTAAATAGGAATGCGTCACCACCTTTCATGGCTATTTGTGCACCTCCTTGTTTGACAGCTTTATCCATATTTTTTTCAAAGTTAGATTTTACACTCATTATTTTGCTCTTTTAATTTCTGATTGCCAAAAACTTCTTCTAAACCAGAACGCTTTATATAGTTCCAGTAAAACATTAGACATTAATTCTATCATATCACCTCTAAACTTTTTGTCTTTAAGTTCTAATTGAATCATTTTTTTTAATTCGTTTTTATATTGAGGTTTTTTCATAAAATCCTTAATCTCTTTACGAATTAGTCTTTCTATCTCCAGTTTGTCTGTTTTAGTGAGTGCCATATCTATAAATATTACTTAACATTAGATACCACCCAAGAAGCACCAACAATTGTTGCGGCTCCTAAAAAAAACTGAAATCCTGGTCTCTTAAACCACTTTGGTTCTAACTCTTTAGTTAAATCGATGTATAATTCTATACGTTGGTCTAATAGATTTGTTTTTTCTGTAAGAAAAGCAATATGTAAACTATCTTGTTCGTGTAATTTCCTATAATTTAACAATTGTGTGTTAAGTAACTTAATTTCTACTTTTTGTAAACTATCGGTTTGTTCATACACTTGGAATAGTGAATCTATTTTTATCATCTCCTTATCCGTAAACGTATTCTGAGAAAATAGTAGTGTTGGTAGACACAATAATAATATTAATATTAATTTTTTCATTATTCTTTTATTATAGATTCAGCGTCTACTTCAATGTCATAAACTTTAAAGTAGTTTCCTTCAGAAGCTCCACATAAATTCCCAAATGAACAAGACCAATTATATAAATTTTGTTTAGAGCCTGGAGCCCATGGACCTTTTAAATCTTGCCATTGACTTAGAACTAACCAATATCCTTGTTGTCTTCCTTGTTCCCAACGTTTAATTTGGTCATCATCAAAAGTAGAACCATCAAATCCTGGACCCATTTTATAAACTACAGTAGAAATAGTGTCTTGTGAAAAAGTAACCGTCATACCATTAGAATCCAAATCAATAATAATATCTACTGGGTCACTTAATTTAATGCCGCCCCATGATACTAATCCTTGTTTTGGTGTTAAGTCTGTAAAACACGTATCTTGCGTCGTAGAATAACTTATTTGATAGTTTTGAGGTGCGGAACTACTTCCATCTCCAATATGCATAGTATGTTGGAATACTACATTTTTATTTGTTTCAAAGAAGTCTACTTCTTGACAGTTCCATTGTGGGTTATTACCTCCAGCGTCACAATAATCACTACCTTTAGGTTGTAATGATGGGTTAGTAGGGTTGTTTACCATATAAAAAGTAGAAACAACAAAATTACTAGTTAAGTGACTAAAATCTGCTTTAGCTCTAATTTGTGTAATACTTTTATATCCTTGTTGTGAAACTACTCTACCTGCACCGTCTGAATCAGCCGTACCAAATTGTACTGAATTAGCATTAACGGTTGGTGATGCACCACAAGTTGCCCCATCTACATCGAATTTTGGTTTAAAAGTTTGTGAAGTTTTTATATCCTCCACCATTTTATCTTTTTTACAACATTCTTTTTTAGTTGTACAATCTTTTTTAACTGTTTTATTTAAATTGATTACTCCACATCCGAACATTGTTCCGATAAGAAGAAAGGTTAATAGTTTTTTCATTTTTTATTATTTAAGTTTATTTAGTTTAGTTACATGAAAATTTTGATGGACTCGAAGGGTCCGCAACGGATGTACACTCAACTGTTTTTATTTCTAACGTATTAACTATCTCATTTCCTTGTTGGTTATGTGGGTCATTACTCCACACTAATTCATATTTCCAATTTGTATATTCTGACCAGATATAATTGTCCATAGGTCCTGCTCCTTCATTATCTTGATTGCTATACCATAGACCGTCACGAATACACTTTACAGTGCCACCTGGTTCCAATTGATAACTTAACCAAAAGTTTCCTGTCGATGGGTTCGGTTGTTTTAACGAAGCTGGTGGTAGTAATTGACAGTGGAATTCTGAACATTCTGTAGGTAATACTCTACCATTAGGACTACAATTAGATTGAATCTTAACTGAATCTCCAGGAGCAATAACCGTAGTATCAGGTTTATTGATACCCCAAGTTGCTCTAATTGTTTGAGGTTGGTCAGTAGAATTAATGTACATAATCGAAACCTTTACAGGTGCATCCTCTACTTGGATAGTTTCGGTTTTATTTTCTGTGTTTAAATATGTGTAACCAAAATAACCTACTAATCCGATTACAATTAATGCTAAAATTTTTTTCATTGTTTTGTTTTTATAAATTTATTGTTATTGCGAATGTACATAGACCCAAGAGGGATAGAGTTGTAATCTTTATATTCTCTCCCTAATAAGTCGTACATTCTATTATTGTTATTATTAAAATTGTATGAGACATCTTCTATTTCTTCAACAGAAACTGCACCACTACACGTTGCTGGGTTTAAACCATGACTATATAAAGTCGAAGCCATTATACCAGTATCAAAAGGCCATATATCTTGTTCTACTATATCACCATTAGGATTAATCAATATAAATGTTGGGAATGCTTGAATACCATAATCGTTATGTATACTACTAGCATTACATAAATAAGGTACCTCATGACCACCGCCATAAGTATTTTCAAAATCTTCACATTGATTTGTTGTCCCTTCAAGTTCTATCGTCATAAAAAACACATCTCCTGTGTTACACCCGTAATCTTGGAATGATTGTCCAAAGTCAGGAGCTAGGGTCATACAGGTTCCACACCAATAAGCGTGAAAATCAATCGCTACCCATTTACCACTATTTAAAATAGAAAATAAATTGTGGGTATTACCATCTAAATCCGTATGAGTAAAATCTACAGCTGTAGTTAATGGTGTTTGTGAATAACCATTCATTCCCATCCCGAGAATCAATGCTAAAGTTAATAATAAATTTTTCATATCTATATTTGTTAATTTACTTTCTTCCAAGAACCACTTCCACCAAATGCTCCTAATCCTTCACCTATACCTACTGCTGTAGCATTACCACTAGTACCCCACGTTAATTGTAGTGTACCACCATCTTCAGCAATAAATGCTTCACCAAATGTTGTAGCCTTTAATAATGTTTCTTCACTACCAAAATAAATAAGTCCTTCAGCTTCAATATCACCTATACCTATACCACCAGCACCCCCTTCATATTCATATGTATTACCATCTCCATCAGTAAAAATACATGAAACATGTGAATAAAAGAGATAACCTGCAACATTAATTGTACAATCATAAGTTGTAGTGTTCTCATCACGTTTACCCCATTGTGGTTTTGGTACTAAATCTAGTACTGTATGGTCATTATTTCTATCAGGTGTATTAGGATTTATTCCATGTGCAGCAAACCATCTATCTGCTTTTTTTCTTCTTTGTTTTTTACTTAATTTTTTCATGTTTAATTTTTTATGTTATTACAGTGTTTATTTTATAAGTTTTTAACAAACACAACAAGAACAATCACAAGATTTTTCACAGTTGCATTTTGTACAGGTACATTTTTCCATTTTATTTTTTCTTTAACCTATCTCTCACTGCCTTGGCAGCGTTATTACCCGTCTTCTTTTTAACTACAGGCTTTTTCTTTTTAACATTTTTAATTTCTTGATTTGTTTTATCTATTTTCTTTTTAGTACTAACTTTTTTCTTTTGTATATCATTAATTTTCTTATCAACCTCCTTTGTCTTATTTTCGTTAGATTTAATATCTTTTTTAAGTTTTTTAACTTTCTTGTTAGAATTAGAATTCATAAACCACACTAACCCTAATATAAATCCTAGTATCCCTATAATAAATTTCCATGATTTTTTTAAAAATTCCATACCTTATAGTTCGTTTGCTGGCTCATCCTCCTTATCCATTTCTGTAGTTTTTCTATTGGCTAAAACTTTAGACCATTTAGCTGAAAATATCTGATAATAACTTTTTAGTTTTTCTAGTGTTTCTGTAAACTCCTGGTCTACTTTTGCCATTTTAGACGTAATAAATACACCGTTACTTTCCCCTAAGGAAAAGAAAAACTCAGTATCAAACTTTACTAGTCTCCCACCCCAATCTACATTGTTCTCATATACATTTAAAGGTAAATAATCTACTAAATCAGATACTTGTTCTATAAAGTCATCCATAGTTTCTTGGTAAGTTGTTTTTTCATCATCTGTTAAGTCTAAACTTTCATCGTCAGAACCATGCATGACTATCACACCACCACTTACTTTATATTCTCTTGCTTTTTCTTCTCTTTCTTTTTCCACATCTTTAATGTCTACATCTTCGATGTCTATTTCTTCTTGTTCCATAAGCATTCTAGATTTATTTAAAAGAGATTTCATATCATCGTACTGGTTATCCAGATATTCTCTATAATTTTTAAGTTTTGTAATTTTTTTCATAATATTTTTGTTATTTTTTCAAAATTAAATGCAGGACTTAAATCGGTATAATAATCACTATAGTTACTTCTACAGACTATTCCTTTAAATTTTTCTACACCATCTACTTTTACATTATGTCCTATAAATTCTTTAGGTATTGAAAATTTATCGGTTATTTTATTTAGTAATTCACATAGACTGTTAACCTCTTTCTCTGTATAAGTAGCCCAAAATAAATTACCTCTCCATTTTCTTTCTACTATTTCACCTTTATAAATATTACCTAGCCAGTCACAGAGACGATTTTGTGTTTTACTTTTTTTAAGCCATCCTTCATTTTCTAATAGAATAAAAATACAATTATTATCTACATAAGGGTGACCAAAGAATTTTGTAGGTTTGTCTAACGGTAATATCTCTTCTATAATACCAGTTTTAGAGATTATAAAGTGTGGTAGTTTTTCATAATTCCCATTATGTCTTAACTTTAAAGATTTTTTATAATCTTTAATTTTTCTAGATGTATGGCCTAACATTATCTGTTGTTTTACCACTTTACCGTTACTCTCTATATTTTCTATATCGTAATATTTTGTGTCCGTTAACATCTAATATATGAGTTTTTTTTACAGATTTTGTATTATGGTCATCTTCTTCCGGAATTTCAGACATATTCTCTTCACTGGTTAGAGTTTGAGTGGTGTCAGTTAATCTATCTAAAGGAATTTCTTCCTCTTTTTTTTCATTTTTATCTAGTTTAAGAAATTTTTCTAACCTATTCAAATCCTCATCGGTGGGGTTAATAGGTTCTGAAATAACTGGTATTATGTCTTTGTTTTTTTCTTCATTTTCTAACACATCGTAATGTAAACCTTCATTACCATTTTGCCCAATTACATCCATTCGTTTTTCATCTTCTTCTGTATATAATTCTTTTTTGGGTTCCCTATCATTTTTATCTAACTCTCTAGATATTTCTGTTTGACTTAGTTCTTCCATTATAACTTCTCTAGGAATGGTAGGTTGAGGTGAGTAGTGTGGTGAAGGAACTTCCATTTCTTTTTTAGGTTTAATTTGAGCAAATGCAAAATTAGCTGCTACTACCATTGCAATAGCGAGAGGGTCAAATACAAATATAATAAGTAATAAGAACCAATTAACAACAGTACCCATTTCCTCACCAGTTGTTGCTGCTAGGTATTTTAATGGACCTAATTCTCTTTGTTCTTCGTTATTAATTTCTAATTCGAGTAGTTCTGTATCAATTCTCATTACCGAATCCATTACAGCTTCTAATCTTACATTAATAGTATCCCTATCTGCGATTGTTGTTTTTAATTCTGATTGTAATGCCCTTCTGGTAGAACTAGATGTAGTAGTGATTACCTGTTGTGCCGTTTCATCCCAATATGATACTGATGTTGGATTTGAGAGGGATGTTCTTAAATCGGAAATGGTTGTATTCAACTGTGTCTTTTCTAAAGTAAGGTCTGTCTTCTGTTCTTCAAATCTATTTTGTTTAGTTTGTAATACAATTAATGATTTATCTAAAAATTCAGACTTGGTAGCTGTTTCTTGATATGCTCCTGATAGAAATCCATATATACCTCCAGATGTGATTACCATTAAAACAAATACTGCGATTGATAGGTAGGTTCGTAACCATTTATTTATTGTACCCCAATATTGGTATAGTAGTGAAGCTACAATTAGTTTAGCGAACTCTAATGAACCGGCCATAATTAATACTTCAGTGGTTGCACCGGCAAATAGTTTACTTAAACCGAACACCGAATAAAAAGCAGCACTACCTGAAACAGCTAAAGCTGATAAAGCAATTAAAAATGGAAAGAATCTTTTTTTCATCTATCTTTTTTTAAGATAAATATCACTCAGTTAGGTAGTCAAGTAAAGAATAACTATCATTTCTTAATTTTCTAAGAGCTTTTTCTTTAATTTGTCTTACCCTTTCTTTAGTTAAAGAGAAGTCGTCACCTATTTCTTGTAATGTTTTAGGTACACCATCTAATCCATAATATTCTCTTACTATTATAATTTCACGGTCATCAAGACATTTCATAATACCTTTTAACTCTTTTTTAAGAGTAAATTCATTTTCAAACACTGAATCAGGTCTCATAGAATTTTCGTTTGGTATCACCTCTATTAACATGTCACCGTCTTCATTTATAGGTCTATCTATAGAAATTGTTTTAGGTAAATTAGCTAATTTTTTATCTAATTTAGTTATATTCTCGTCCGTATTTCTTTTTTGCCTTTGTAGTTCTTGTACAATATTAACTGGTAGTCTTATAGTACGTGAATGTTCATTTAGAGATTGGAGGATTGATTGTTTAATCCACCAGACTGCATAGGAAATAAACCTGAATCCTTTTGACCAGTCAAAGTTTTTTATAGCCTTGAGTAACCCAAAATTACCTTCTGCAATTAAATCTGAAAGGGAAATACCTTGTCCTTGGTAGTCTTTAGCTACGGTTATTACAAATCTTAAATTGCCTTCGATTAATTCTTTTTCTATTTTTTCTTTTTCTTCTTGTGTGGTAGAAGGGTCTTGTATTTTAACCGCGAGTTCTTTTTCCCGTTTAGGAGTTAAAACTGTTTTTTTTCTTACATCTCTTAGATAGTGAGATATTTCTTCTTGATTTATGAATGTTTGTTTTGCCATATAATAAAATTTTAATTAGTTTTAAATGTATCCCACAAAAGTAAAGAAAAATTATGGTATACACAAACATTTATTACAAAATGTATACCACAAGAGTTAAGAGTGACATTATGTCAGGTTTATCTTGGTTTTCTTGAATTGTTGCGGGATTTGTTAGTATTGTTACTTTTATTATACGTTGGTTTGGATGATTTGTTACTATTTGTCCTATTAATATTAGATTTGTTATTATTGGTTCTAATATTCGATTTGTTATTATTGGTTCTAATATTGGATTTGTTATTATTGGTTCTATTAATATTAGATTTATTAGAATTAGTGTTTAACATCGGATTAGTTTTAGATGTATTGTTATTAATTCTAGTATTAGTATTGTTTTTCCATTTAACTGGTACATTGTCGTTATTTTTAACATTTATACCGGTTTTGTTAATATTTTCAGGTTTGTATGTTAAATGTTTTTTATTGTCGTGTCTCCAGTTACCTCGAGGTCTATGGACATGACCATCACTACCTACATGACAATGCACGTGAGTGTGAGTATGATAATGGTATGAAGGCATGTAGTTGTAATAGTACCACCATGGGTAGATATGTTTAAAACCATAATAATAATACCACCCATCATAATAACCCCAGTATGGGAGATTGTTATAGTAATAGAGTCCTACAGTCGGTACGTAGTTATTTTGATAATAACTTAAATTATCATATTCATAATAACCGGTATTTTGATAGT